CGAGGGGATGCTGGACGAGCATCTGCCTGACATCGGAAAGGGTCAGGTGGTCATGGACTCCGGTGAACTGGTGGGCGTGCTGTCGACCCGCATGGCGACCAACGTAGATGCACGCATCGGCGTGACAGTGGAACGGAAAGCGAGGGGTGTGTAATGGCAAAGCTTCTGGGGGCAAAAATCGGCAATTTTCACACCCTGACAGATTGGGGGCTGTACCTCAAGGTAGGCAGCCCTAAAATCGGCGCGGCAGAACCGGAAGAATACCTTGTGCAGGTCACCGGATCTGATTCACTGCTGAACCTGACCACATGGGACGATGGCAAGGTGCACTATAAAAAGCGCACCATCACCATGGAACTGCTGTGCAACGCGCCAAAAAGCAAGTGGCCCAGCATCGAAAGCACCATTGCCAATGCCATTCATGGCAAGTGGCTGCAGTGCCGCTTTGATGAAGACCCGGCGTGGTACTGGGAAGGGCTTTGGAAAGTCACACCATCCCGCGACCGGCTTTCCAGCGCCTTTACCATCACCGGCACCTGCAACCCCTTCAAGCGCAGCGTCTACGACGGCACCAACGACTGGCTGTGGGATGACTTCAACTTTGAAACGGACATCGTGCGCAACTACACGAATATCCCGCTCAAGGCGGGCGAGGACAAAGAGGTGTCCATCACCGGTGCACCGCGTGCGGCCGGTATCTACTTCAAGCGCAGCGAGACCGCCGCAAACATCGCGGTGTCTCTCAATGGCTTTGAGGTGGGCATTCTGGCCAAGTCCACCGACTGGCAGTATATCGAGGGGCTTACTATGCCGGACGGTGTGGTGGGCACCCTTGTTTTCGCTGCATCGGCAGACTGCAGCATTAGTATTAAATATCTGGGGGCAAGCCTATGAGCTATAAAGTTTATGCTGGTGTGCAGACGGATGTAGACACATGGAAAACTAGGGTCTGTATCCACGATATCAGCGATATTACCGACACGAAAAAGCTCATCAGCCCCACGCTGACCCGCGAAGTGGGTAAAGCTGGCTCTTTTGAGTTTACCATGCCGCTGGGCAATGTGGCACACTCTGCGCTGCAAAAGCTGCGCACTACGGTAGAGGTGGAACAGGACGGCGTTTCCATCTGGCAGGGCCGTCCCATGAGCCATGAACAGGATTTTTTGATGCGTCAGAAAATCTACTGCGAAGGGGAGCTTGCATATCTGAATGATAGCGGCATTGCGCCGTACGCTGCAAAAAATGTGAGCTTTTCGCAATTTTTGGAATGGATCTGCGATAACCACAACGGAATGGTAGATGCATACAAAGCTTTTACTCCTGGCAATGTGCAAATGGACATTCCCATGATCGTGCCCTATATCGACGGCATCAAAGTCGTGCAGGTGGGTTACAGCTACGATTCTAATGATGGAGATTACATTTACCATTGGGGAATTGTAGATCCCGTGGATGGAAAGACGAATATTTTCTATGAGGAAACAGAGATCAACAAAGCTTCCTGCCTGAGCTGGGAAATCGATGAAGAGCACATTGCGGAAGGTCGCATTATTTCACGGATTGGAAGCAACAATTTCCGCGTGCGTCTGTTTGCAGCCTATGTAAAGGGCAAAACGTACGCCGCAAAGGTCGAAGTGAAAAAAGCCGAAATCGTCTGCGGTACTTGCAACAAGAATTTTGGCACGTACTCCATTTATAACGTTGAGCAGGCATCTGAATCCAAGACCTTTAAGATCACCGAGCAAAACGGGAAATATAGTCTTGCTATCAACGGCAAGACGGATCCCCGCTTTTTGTTTGATGTCAAGGAACCTACATACAGCTTTGGCGATGGAAAAAACTACGGCATTACATGGGACATCTTGCAGAGTGAGCTGGTTGAAAAGTACGGCGGATATCTGGTGCTGCGCCATGCAGAAGATCATGACGGAAAACCGCGCCGGTATCTGGACTATCTGCAGGCGATCACCGATAAAAACACCCAGACGGTGGCTTTTGGAACAAACCTGCTGGATTTGACCGACTACGTCAAAGCAGAGGATATCTACACGCGGGTGATCGCGGTAGGTGCCAAAAAGATAACATGGCTTGTTTTTTCATGGGGAGAAACCATTACAGAAACCGCAAACGATTTGGCTGCGCAAAAGCTTTTTGGCATCATCACAAAAGTGATCTTTATTGAAGGCATCGAAAGCACGCCGCAGTCTTTGCTAGATGCGGCAGAGGAAGAACTCGCCAAAAATCTGCGCTATCTGAACGGCATGACAGTCAAAGCGGTCGATTTGAAAGACGCTGATATTGATGTCAGCCGTATTGCAATTGGAAAGCAAACGCACATTTTCTCTGCACCGCATGGTGTAGATACCTGGTTGCTGTGCTCCAAGCTTGTTGAGCCGTTGGATTCTCCGGATAAAAAAGAGTTTACATTTGGCACTGAGTTTTCCAGCATCAGCGACCTGCAGGCTTTGAGTGCACGCAAAGCGTCCGATGCTTACGATTTGAGTCGATCGCTCAAAGGGTACATGTCAGGTTAATGAGACAGGAGGTGTTTTATGGATAAAACTTTTGATGAAGCCATTGCGGGAATCCGTAAGGCTGAGCGCGGCGTGGAAGTCCGTGAGGACATCGCACAGGGCATGGAGTACGTCAAGCAGTACGCCGAGGAAGTGACAGGCCAGCAGCAGGCTGCTTTGCAAGCCGCTCAAACCGCTGCCGGAGCAGCCAGCACCGCGACGAAAAAGGCCGCAGCAGCTGCAGAGAGCGAAAGCACCGCCCGGACCTTCTCCACCAGCGCAGCCAAAAGCGCACAGTCAGCATCCGTAGACGCAACGAACGCGGGAAACTCTGCCGCTTCTGCCAAAGCTGAAGCGGACAGGGCTGCGGCCATCGTAAGCACCGACAAGACGCTAAGCGTCGAGGGTGCTCCGGCTGACGCAAAAGCTGTTGGCAATGCGCTGAAAGGCATAAAGCTTCCCGTTGCCACCGCCACCACGCTGGGCGGCGTGAAGGTGGGCAGCGGTCTGACGGTCGATGCGGACGGAACACTTTCTGCGGACAGTGCTTTGGCTGCCTACCCCGTTGGCAGTATTTTTCAAACAGTCAGTAGCACCAGTCCCGCAGCCCTGTTTGGCGGTACATGGCAGGAGATTGCGCAGAACCGGGTACTGATGGGTGCTGGCAGCGGCCACGCAGCGGGAAGCACGGTGGAGGCCGGACTGCCGAACATCACAGGCTCTTTTGTCGCGGATGTAAAAAAGGGTGAACATAAGGTATCCGGCGCATTCACTGCCGGCAACGTGATCGCATCTACGGGCGAATACAATTCCTTTTCTGATGTATATAAGTTCAGTCTGGATGCGTCCAAGTCTAATGCCATCTACGGCCGCAGCGCCACCGTGCAGCCTGCCGCCTACTATGTGCACATCTGGCGGCGCGTGGCCTGAGAAAGGAGGTTTTGAACCATGAAGATCATTGACGAGAACGGTGCAGCCATTGAAAACCCTGACCTGACGCTTGGGTATCTGGTGGACGACACCGAGCCAGTGGAGCATCCCGCCGTGGAAGGCGTGGAGGAAGTGAGCCACTACGAGACGGTGGCGGAGTACCCCAACGGCGGCAAGGACGTGCAGCGGGTGGTGGATGTGCCGGGCGTGCCTGCGCAGGCCGCATGGACCGAACAGGTGCCGGTGCAGAGATACATCCGCTACACCGCCGAAGAGCTGGCCGCGCAGGAAGAAGCGCGCAAAAAGCAGGAAGCCCGGGAGAAGCTACCGGAAACGGTGGCGGCACTGCAGGAAGAAAACAAGATGCTCAGGCAATGCTTGCTTGAAATGAGCGAGATTGTTTATGCATAAAATCACACAAAAATTAGAAAGGATGGTACGTATGATGGCGAAGCTGTGGGCACAGGAAATCATGTATGCTGAGACTATGGAGGATGCAAAGGCTCTGTATGAGCGCTGCCCCCGCCTGCTGAAGGAGAAGGTCAAGGCGCTGCTCATCAAGAGCGGCTTTGAGGAAATCACGCAGTAAGGAGGACGCTATGGCTGAAATCATGGATGTATCCCGATATCAGGGCACGATCAACTGGGAGAAGGTCAAGGCAAGCGGAAAAGTGGACGGTGTGATAATTCGCGCCATGGGCAACAGTGCGGCGGGCAGGCCCAGTGCTCCCTACACTGACCCGCAGTTTGCCCGCAACTACGCCGAATGCAAGCGGCTGGGCATCCCCTGCGGCGCGTATGGCTACTTTAAGGCGGTCAACCGGGAGCAGGCTGACAAGGAGCTGGCGTACTTCAAGAAGCTGCTCACCGGCCGGAGCTTTGAGCTGCCGGTGGCCGTGGACATCGAGGACGAAGTGCAGAAGCCGCTTGGCAAGGCCGCGCTGACCGACCTGACGGCCTACATGCTGAGCACGGTGGAAAGCTGGGGCGTGTACGCTCTGCTCTACACCGAACTTACGGGAACCGTTCAAATCCTGCTCGACAATGGCATACAATAAGACCGAACACCTGCGCCGTAATATCGAAGCGATCCGCACGGCCTTCGCGCTGGAGAGGGAACAGCGGGCCGGCCCCCCCGCCCGGCGCGGGGTGGT